CGAGCTCGCCGTTCCGGTTTGGTAGGACATCGTTTCACCCTCAAATCAATTTGACTGCGGCGTAATCGACTTGCGTGACGCGGTAGACGTTTTGCACCACGAGGTACGTCGAATTGCCAATCGTCACGGTATTTTCAGAGCCGTTCTGATAGCCCGAAATCGCTTCGAGTCCGTCGAGTTCGCCATACATATTCGGCGCGAGCGAGGAACAATCGCCGAGCACGACGGGGAGCATGCTATAGCCGCCGTCGATGTTTTTCCCCCAATTGGTCCACGGACAGGTGTACGGCCATACTTTTCCGTTCGGAGTCTGCGTGCTGCTATCGGCACAATGAAGAAACCCGTGCCAGTTGCCGGTGGCGGTTCGCAGCATGACTGTCGAATTCCACTCGCTGCCCGATCCGCCCGCGCGGGAATGCGAACAATTGTTGATTTCGTCGCCGGTATAGCTCCAACGCCAGTTGGTGCTGGTCGCGACGGGTTCCGTGTACCAGCCCATCGAGCCGCCCACGACGAGCGGGTAAGGAAATACTTGCGGACTCATGTACGCCTGCAGAAATCCGAGATAGCCGATGACGTACACCGTCGAGACTTTTGCCACGATGATGACGCGCCGCCCGTTCGCCACAAACCAATAGGGCGTGGTGTTATTCCAAAGATTGAGGACGGGTGATGCATGCGCCTGCGCCGCGCCGCCCACGTAGCCCGCTTGGTTGGCGAACGTGATGGCCGCATCGAACGCGGTGAAGCCGCCTAGCCGCCAGTTGTAATAGTCGGCGGAGACGTTCGAAAAAATTTGCGCTCCGACGAAAATCTGATTGAGTCCGCCGTTGCCCGGAGCCTGCCAAATCATCTCAACGCCCGCCGTGCGCCGTTTCGAGGTCCACGGTGGAGTCGTCGAGAACGTGAACACGTCGCCCGCGATAAAAGCGACGCCGCCCGCTGTGATCGTGAAATTCACTTTCGAATTGACGAAGGGCGTTCCAACGGTGCCGCTACCAAGCGAGCCGGAAGTGCTGCCTACCACGTTGAAAGCAGTCGAGGAGGTAAAAGTTACAGTGATGTTCTCCGCGATGGACGCCGATCCCCCGATGAGGCCGGAAATTAAACCGTTGCCCGTGCCCGTGTAGGCCGGGGACGTACACATTCCTTGGCTGGTGAGAAACGTGTCGAGCTTGTTCAAGAGGTCGTCGTAACCTGTCGCCGTTCCGGTTTGATAGCTCATGGTTCAATCCGTCCTAGAGAGCGCCCGCTGCGCGCCCTTCGGGTTGTTTGCCAACTGCTGCAGAATGACCTTTCCTGCGGCCTTGGAGCCCATGTGCCGAAGGATCAGTCCCTCGTCTAGCCCGATCCCCATTGAAATCTCGCTGCTAGTCGTCAACTCGCCGCCCGTGTAGCCGCCCGCCGCAAAATGAGGTAGCGCCGGAGCGGAAATCGCGGGCGATTGCGCTGCCTTGTTGAGCGCCGAGAGGTTCGCGGTGCCGAGCGCCTTCACAGCATCCGCGCTCATTACAAATTCGCCCGCCGACAGCATCGCCGGGATGATGTCTTCCCTGGGACCGCCCGGGCCTTCGATGGGTCCGCCCGCCGCGTGTCCCAGGCCGAACATACCGCCGATAAATCCGAGAACGCCGCCGCCCCCGCCTTCCCCGCCCGCGCTCTCCAAAAGTTTCTTCTTGATGGCGGTGAGCACAAATTCCGCCGCCATTTTTTGCAACGAGGAGATGACGCTTTCCGCGAGGCCGCGCATGGCGTCGCCGAATGACCGCGCGTGCGTGATTCCCTCGGTGAAAAACCGTTCGATGTCTTTGCCGAGAGTTTTTTGCAGGTTGCGCAGCGGATCGGCGTCCGCCGCGATTTGCTTGGCCTTCTGGCTGTCGCTTAGGTACTTGTCTTCCGCCGCGCGCTTTTGACTGAGGAGTCTTCCAAATTCCTCGAGGTCCTTCGCGTAGGTCTCCGCGTCTTCGTCGAGCATCCGCGATTGGATTTCCTTGATGCGCGCATCGAGGTAGGCGTTTTCAACGTCCAGTTTCTTTTGGGCGAGTTCTTCCAGTTTCGCTGCCGCGTCCGCGCCGCTGATTTCCCGCGCGCGGGCCTCTTGCTCGACTTCTCTTTGTTGCAGGGAGATGGCATCGACGGCGCGCTGTTCCTCGTTGCGCATCGATTCGTCGCGGAATCGCGCGTCGGCCTCGATTCTCTTTCCGAGTTCCTTCGCCTGCGATTCCGTGATTTTCGCTTGCTGTTTGGCCCAAAATTCGGCGGTGTCATCCGCCAATTTCTTCTCTTCGTCGGCGAGTTTGCGTTCCTGCTCAAGCCGTTTGATGAATTCATCGATGGCCTTTTTCTGCCGTTCTTCGAGCGCCTTTTCGTCTTTCTCCGCGGCCTCTTGCGTCACAATCCCGCGGTTCTTCGTCGCGTTGCGAAGCGCCGCCGTGATTTCATCTTGCGCATCCTTGGCCCTTTGCACGTCGAGCTCGCGCTGTTTTTGCGCAACGTCCATGCCCGCCGTGGCTGAGCCAACCGCCGCGCCGCCGATCCCGCCCTCTAAAAATCCGCCGATCCCGCCCTTGATTTGCGCCCACAAGCCGGCCGTTGGCAGCGGCGCGCTCAATTGTTTTTGTGTTTGCTCAAGCCGGACGTTGGCTTCGGCGAGTGATTTGTTCAGGTCGCGCACGTCCATGTTGGCAAGCTGGACGGCGTTTTTCCCCATGCGCTCGTATTCTTTATTGAGCCGGGCCATCGTATCGATGTGCCGGATTAGCTCCTTGTTGAATTCGACCTCTAGCTCGTAAGCCTTTTTCTGGTCTTCTGTATAGATGAGCAAGTCGCTGATAAATTCGCTCATCTTCTCGGCTGCGTGGACGATTACTTCGGTGAATCCAATCGCCGCCGCGATAGGGAACGCCGCCGAAAGGATCGGTCCGAGTGTTTCCGAAGACGCCAGGACGCCGCGCAGATGCCGGTTGAGCCGGATGCCGGTTTCCTCGCCAAGTAGCGCCGCCGCGCCGCGCGCCTCATGCATCGATCCGGCCATTTGTTCTTCGGCGGTGGATGCTTCATTCGCGCTGGCTGCGACTTCCTTTTGCTGGACGGCTAGAGTTTGGAGTTGCTGCGTGAGGGCCTGAATCGCCTGAGAGACGCCACGATCCTCGGCGGTCAAGGTAACGGTGACATTCGGAGGCGTTGCCATTTCACCCTTTCAAAATTTTGGGCAGCGGCGGCGGACTCTCTTTCTGCTTTTGGTACGGTGCCAGCGTCGCCCAAACCAACACGTCAACGTAGTACTGCAAGCGCGTTTGTTCTCTCAATCGCCCTAGATACGCCTCGAATAAATCGCGCATCGGCCAATCGAGCGCGCAGTCGAAGCGCGCCGGATCGTGTTCCACGACGGCGCGGATTATTGCGCCGAAGTCGCCGAGGTCTCGACTGCCGCGTTCTCTTGGGGCACGGGGGCCGCGTCGCTCTGGCTCGAAGAGTTCGGGGAAGTCGTCGAGAATTCCGCCCCGAACCGAAAAAAAAGCACGACGTGACGCATGAGTTCGCGGCTCATCGTCAATTTATCTTCGGTCTTCGTCACTTCCGAGAATCGCAGGGCGTTTGCCTCGGCATCCGCCTGCGTCCATTTTTTCCCTTCCTCGGTCAAGAGACCGGCGAGCAAGTTGTATTTGCGCCCGGTCTCGACGATCCGATTGAACATTTCATCCGAAGCGGCTTCCTTTTGCTCTTTGGTGGCGTCCTTGATGAGCGCCGCGAGCACGTCCATCGCCCCGCTGCGACGCAATTGCGCGAGGATGAAATCATCCTGTCGCGCCGTCATCGCTTCGGTGATGCCGTGAAATTGCCGCCCGTCGATCGTGATCGTCTCCATTTTTGTCGTCTCTCACTTTCTGCCCGGAAACAAAATCAGGGGGCCGAGTACGAGCGCGACCCCCTGCCCACTCGACAACCGAGCGATCAGTAGAACGTCTCTAGGCCATACGGCGACAAAGGATGGTTCGCGGTGTCGTCGAGGATCATGCCCTTTAGCTGCCAGTTGCCGTAATCGTCCGCGATGAAGCCGACCGGCCCGCTTGGGTTGAAATTCATCCGCCAAATATCGACGGCGATTTTCTGCCCGTCTGTCGGGTCCGGATCGAAATGCAGCGCGCACTTGACATAGGGTTGCGTCCCCGGAGCGACTTGGTCGCGCGTCCCGCTGAGCGTCTTGTAATCGATGGTGACCGCCGTGGTGTCCACGACCGCGCTGGTGACCGGAAAATAAATCAAACCGATGAGGGGATCGGCGATTATGTAATCCGTACCTTGCACGAGCGTCACGGCTGCCTGATGGACTACGGTGTTCGCGGGCAACGTCACGTCGAGATTGCCGTTGAGCGTTCTAGCGTAGCGCCCGATTTTCTTCGCCGTCGCCGACAGCAACGCCTCGGCGGTGATCGTCTGGACCGTCTGCGTGAGAGTGCTTTTCACGCCCGCCATTTGAACGACGGCCATGTGGTCGGAAGAGAAATCCGTGCCGGTAATCTGAACGCCGGGTTGCCGCTTTTTCAGCGCCGTGGCGATGAGGGAAACGGATTTGTTGAGCGACTGGTAGAGTTCGGCGATGTCATCCTTGATGTCGATTTCCAGTTTGTGACAGTTGCCGAGATGCAGATAGGACTTGGTGGGGTTCCCGCTCGCATCGAAAATATCGATGAGAATCGAGCCTTTCCCAAGCATGGGCAGATGGGGAATCGGGTACGTTAAACCTGGCATTTTGTTCCTCCTAACCTTTCGAAGTGGGATCGGTGCGAGCCGTTCGGTACTTCACGGTGAAATGGCCGGCTGCCGCCGCGACTGTGGTTTCCGCTTCGCGGGTAAGCCACACGGTACGGCCTTCGTCCACGCCACTAGCGAGACCGCCAAACTTTTCGTTTTCGAGAATTTGCTGCGTGCCCCAAACGATGAGCGGGTCCAGAGCTTCATCGTCGGTCGTTCCCGCCGGAACCTTCGCCCGATATTCCAGAACGAGCGTCAATTGCCGCTCGGTCAGCGGGGCTTGGTAGGTGATGCCGGCGAGAGGCTTCGGCATGTCGTCCTCGGCGTAAACGAGAATCGCGTCGAGCTGGTCTGTTTCGATGGGCCGGTGACGCTCGCGGTGAACGTTCAATCCTGGAGGACCGCCGTTGGCTTGCAGCGCCGCTATCGCCGCGTCCATGATTTGTTTTCGGATCGAAGACGCCACGCCTATTTTCCAATCCATCCCGTGTTGGTGTTGACGCCGGATTCCTTCACATAAAGGGTGGTTCC